AAACTATAAGGAGGTGTTATTTCTATATAAAATATATACAATTAGTTCAAACTATAAGGAGGTGTTATTTTTGGACTGGTAGAAGCATTTTTTTCGCCTCATTTTCAGTAAGTTATATAATATTTTTAAAAAATATTGTAATTTTTTTTGCTATATGTGTAAAAAGGTGTATATTTGCGTATAATTAATAACAACCACAAAAAAAACAACATGACAACACAAATGCAAAAAGTATTCGCAATCGTGAATAAAGAAACTAAAGAAATTGTAGAATTTGGTTTAACCGCCTCTTCTGTAATGGCTGAATGGGAATCATATTATTTAGGTACTGAAGAAGAGGAAAAACATGAATTGCAACAAACATTTATGTCTCAAAATGAAATAAAAATACAAATGGGTTTATAATAAAAAACAACAAACAACATGAAAACCACAAGTGAAGTAATCCAGGATGAAATTTTGGAACTTAAAATTCAAAAGGCTTTAGTAGAACATTGGAATCCGAAAAAAGCGGAGATATTCGAAGCAGCAATCAAAGAACTAACCAATATATATGAAAACAAAAACAACCAAACGCAACGAAGTACGGGTCAGCGACATTCCCGAAACTTTATTCGCAAAATTGAAAGCGGATGCGAAATTAAATGTCAGAAGTCAAACAAAACAAGTGATTTACATTCTTAAAAAATACTACAATGAGTGAATTTTACGGAAATAGTATGACATATAACCTTAATGGTGTATTTCAGTTAAGTGATGACTATGAGGAAACGCAAGAGTGCGATGACCTATGTAAATGTCAAACCTGCGGTATTTATATATTTCAGAATTACGGAAGTTATTTACTACCTAATTATTGGGAATGTACTGAATGTACCATTAAAATTGGAAAAGAATAATGGAACTTATTTACATACCAATAGGAAAAACTAAGTTATCAGATAACTTGCCTATATTACGATTAATAGCAGCGGAATGGGGATTGAACTTAAATAAGTCTATTGATTTTAAAATCGCAGTAAGAATAATGAAAAACTCAATAAAATACAATTAAAAACAAACACAATGACAACACAAATCACAATCACAAAAGTAAAAGAGGTAAAAGAAGCAGTAAGTATTCCACTACCTCACTACACTCGTAATGGTCATATATTTTTCAAGATATATGGCGATGGAGAATGGGATGCAATTAAAGTAATTAATTCCATTTTTAACCATAGCGCAGAGATTTCTAAAAGTCATGTGCAAACTTGCCTTAGAGATACAGTTCTTTCAAGTGAGCAGGAATTTTTAGAAGCCTATGACCAAACATTATTAATATTAAACAATTTAAAAACCAAATAACATGAGCAATCAATTAACAACAAAGCAATTTTTCCAAAGGGATGATGTAAAATCAAAATTCAATGAATTACTTGGAAATCGTACTAATCAATTCATGACCTCGTTATTGTCGATAGTCAATAACAACAGTTATCTAAAAAATGCGAATCCAGAGAGTATTTATACCTCAGCAATGATGGCTGCTGCTTTAGACCTGCCAATCAATCCAAACTTAGGTTTTGCCTATATTATTCCATACGGACAACAGGCACAATTTCAGATAGGGTACAAAGGTTTGATTCAGTTGGCGCTTCGTTCTGGACAATTTAAAACTATTTCTGTTACTCCTGTATATGATGGGCAATTGTTGGAGCAGAATCCACTTACAGGTTTTAAATTTGATTTTGCAAATAAAACATCTGATAAGGTTATTGGTTATGCTGCTTATTTTAGCCTTATAAATGGATTTGAAAAAACATCTTATATGACAGTTGATGAAGTCCAGGCACATGGTAAAAAATACTCTAAAACTTACTCCAACGGAACATGGGCAAAGGATTTTGACGCAATGGCACAAAAGACTTGCCTTAAGTTATTACTTAGCAAGTATGCGCCATTGAGTATTGAAATGCAGAAAGCAGTTGTAGCGGACCAATCAATAATTAAAAATGTGGAAGATATGGAGGTTGAATATGTTGACAATGGAGGTGATTTAACTGCATTAATTGAAGATGTTACAGAAAGTAGTGCAAAACGTATTGCAAAGTTGAAAGGAGGTACAAATGAGTAAGATTGAGCCTTATATTTATCCGCAAGGTAAATGGATGCAAGCAAGAGCAGGAAGTTTCACAAGTTCTCAAATCGGGAACTTGTTTATCGAGCCAAAAACAAAAGCAGCAAAGGAGTCTGGAGAATTATCAGAAACCGCTAAAACTTATATTTTAGATAAGGCAGCCGAATTACTCACAGGAACGATTAGAAACACTTATACTACTCCAGAAATGCAATGGGGTATAGATAATGAGCCTAACGCAATTGAGATGCTTAGATTGAAAGGAAATCCAGATTTGATATATTATGGTGCTGACAATCCTCGATTCTTTATACTTTCAGATTTTAGCGGAGGCAGTCCAGATGCGGTTGATGATAAAACAGTATTTGAGGTAAAATGCCCAAACCCACGCACCCACATTGAATATTTACTTTCCGATAATTTATTTGAAATGAATAAAACCTATTGGTATCAATTACAAATGAACATGGCTTGCGTAGCAAAGGAGTATGATTGGAATGTTATGGATATGGATGGAATATTTGCTTCTTATTGTCCGATTATGATTGACCCAAAACTCCGTTTAAAAAAGATTAAGATTCAGCCAGATGAGGAATTTCAATCTAAACTACCTGTGTTAATTAACAATGCTGAGAATTATTTACGTTCAATTATTTCTAAATTTGATTTATGAGTGATTTAATGACTATAACGCAATATGCTAAGTTTAAAAATGTGACTGTTGGCACAGTTCATTATTGGATAAAAAAGAAATATCTTAACTATACTATTATAGCAGGTAAAAAGTTTATTGATACTAATACTAAACCAATAAAAATGATAAGATGATAACAATTCAAGGATTAATTTTAGGTTTTATTTTAGGTATAATTGTGGGTTATATTTCGGTTTTAGCAATTGTAAAATTAACCGATAAACATAATGATGATGAATCCGAATCCTAAAACATCAATGGCATACCATCAATTTTGGTCTCACTTTAATTGGGACTTATACATTCGGATTTTAAAAGCTAAGTTGGAGAAATTTTAACGCATTGATTTATCACCTCTGCATTTCCACTTTTTGCGAGAAAGATTATTTGGACTATTTGGGTCGCTTCTCCAATCACCTTTAATTTTATTAGACCTGGCACAATAGGCATCACCTTTTGGAGTTCCAGGTTTAATTGTTCCTTGTGAATCTCCATATGAAATATAATTTTTGCGACCTGTTTCTTTATTCAAAACAACCTTAACGAATTTTTTTCCTGCTGCAGGTTTAGGTTTTGCCATTATTTTTTCTTTTTAGATTTTTTAGGAACACAATTAGGTACTGATTTACCTCCTTTTGTTTTCATACCAAAAGCAACATAACCAGACCAACATGGATTTTTAGATTTAGCCATTATTTTTTCTTTACTTTTTTAGGTAATCTTTTTATACTACCTGTTTTCTTTGCCCATTTGTCGCAATTCCAATTAGGGTCATTCTTTGCCCAACAGGCTTTTACTTGCGCTTTACTTTTGAATGGCATTATTTCTCAGTTTTACAGATTCGTTCCTCAATTCCATCACCTAAAAATATACAACAACGAATAATTAGTTTTACAATAGGATTTTTAACCATATCATGAGCAAGTTGTAAGGCTTTTTTTCCGTTATCCCAGTAAAGACAAAAGAAATTTTTAGCCTTATTACCATTATGACCATCAACTGAACTCGGAGCGTCTAAATCAATACTCACCTCTTCAAAACTCTCTGGCTTAAATATATTCATGATTTTGGTGTTTTAAATGTTGTCATATAACCTCCTGCTGCAATAATACCCGAAATACCTATTTTAACGCAGTTATTTGGTGTCCATTCAAAGTTATCCCAATCTATATTCACCCATGCGTTTGCAATCGCTACAAACAAGCCTAAAATGGTTGCCAGAGCATTTGGATTTATTTTTTTCATTTTAACGGTGTTTTAATTCTATTACTGAATCGGTAAGTATATCAATCTTTGCGGTTAACTTTTCCATGCTATGAGATAGTTTTTCCATTTGGTCACCGAAAGATTCATGTTTTAATTCAAAGGTTTTATTTAATACCTCATTTTTAGTCCATAACTGGTCAATCTTTTTCTTAGTTGAGTCATGCTCTGATATTAATCTTAATAAAAAGAATCCGATTATTCCGATTAAGATTGAAAGTATATATGTTAAATATTCCATCATGTTACAAAGATATTAAAAGGTCAAGTAATTCTGGCTGCGGAAAACAATCAACTTTTGTTTTTAACACATTTGTATGGGTCCATAATCCTTTTTTTTCTGTTACTGCTTTAACTGAGCAAAAATCAAATGCCGATGCACCTTTTTGCCTCACAAGTTCTGGTAATCCTTTACGCACATCAATATTATCACGATTTGCAATAAAAAGTATAAATTCTTTTAGTTTAGTTAATTGTTTATCTGAATAACGATGCCAATATTTAAAACCTCTAAAGGAATATTTTAATGCAACAATCTGAGTGCTTACAGGCATAGCACCAGACCATGTTGCACCATTTACAAGTTGACCAAAATTACATATCTCAATACCAACGGAATTACGATGTAGTTCTGAATTACCTGTACCCAAATGCCATGCGTAATATCCTGTTGGGAAAGCCTGTACTAAAACACCATCAGATTTATCATCGTTGCCTCTGATTGACTGACCTCCTAAAACAAATTCAGTACCTATTCTACCTCTTGTATCATTTGCCCATCCTGTGATACAATTATAAGGATTATGCCATCCTGCGGTATGATGCAAAAACAACCATTCTTTTTTTGTTTTAGTATCACAATATTGGCTCGTTGGCATGAAATGTTCTATGTAATTCATAATATTTATGGTTTTGGTATATATTCAGTTAACGGTATTTGTAATAAATACTCGTATTGAGTTCCTGCTATACTTAATTCATCTTCTTCTGAAAGAAATAAAAACCACGCATCGTTTATATCTTGAACAAAACTAAAAAACGTTACCTCATTAAAAAATACTCCGTTTAATTCTTGTTGTTGTTCGTTAGTTACTATTCTACCTTTTGCCATATATTTATTTTATACTTGTCTTCCTAAAGTTGTTTGGAATGCTTGAACTGCGGTGTAAAAGTTAGCTGCTTCTGTATCAGTTAATCCATCACCGATTGAAGCAAAGGCACATTGTCTATTTGAATAAAGTGATGGAGTACCTGCATTATTTACTCCACTTATAAAAATACCTCTTGTAGATGTAGCATTTGATACATCAGCAGAAGTTAAAATAATATTTGAATTTTTAAATAACTTTAATACGTTTGATGCAGTTCTATTTCCTACATAAAAACCTCTTGTATCAGCATTTGCAACACTCGTAGGTAAACCATTACTATTTATTCTTGTAAAACAAGCAAATCCTGTTTGGTTAAGTGATAAATCAGTATAACTATTTGGTGAATTTTGTAAAGCACCCATATCTGAACCACCATTTACACTATTTGTTCTTGAATAAAATCCTAAATGTACACTATTCAAAGCCAACATTGAGGTACTAAAAAAAGTATTTGCGTATGCGGATGTACCATTGGGTGCCATTCCTGTACTTGAATGAGTCCATCCAGCAGTAAATGTTAACTGATATAATGTTGGATTTTTAAGGTTATAAGAGTGAGTAGTTGCAGTTCCACCAACAACTGGATAAATGGCTTGCGTTTTTGTCCATAATCCGTATGCTTTCAAATCTAAAACCAATTGATTAATTGCACTTTTTTGAGTTGCGTCAGTTATTCCTGCCCAAGATATAAAGGTCTGTGCGTCAAAATCTAATGTTGTAGTTCCTATTTCCGCAAAAAATTCACCACTCAATAATTTACTATTTGAAGATGTCCAAACAGTTTGATAGGCACTTGCAGTAGTCCAATAATAAAAATTAACCAAATTACTTATTCCTATAATATTAAAAAAACCATTATAACTTATACTATTATTTCCTGTTCTACAATTATTCTCGGTCAAAAAGTTTGTTGTAACTATTGGTAAAGTAAAATTTGCTACATACGTATTTGATACTCCGTTAATAAAATATTTTACAAATATTATATCGCCTACAATTTTATAACGTAATTCTTTTGTAAAAAAAGAACTCCAACCAGTAAATGTAGATATTGTACTATAATCAACCCAATTATTATTTGCTAAAGGAGTATAACCTAATATACTTGAAATACTACGAGGTTTCCAAAGGTCTGGACTACCTGTAACATAAGTCAATACATCATTATTTACAGGTAATACTGTTGTAATATCTACATCCGATAATTCATCTAATTGAAATCCATTTTGAACAAAAACATAAATCAATCCATTACCTGCATTTGCTCTCTCAACAATTCCAATTCTCGTTAAATGATTAGGTGCGAAAGGCATTGTATTTACTAATGCACCTGCTGATGCTCCCACATATAATGTATCGCCAGGAGAAAAAGCACCAGTATTTACATTTGATAATACTCCTTGTGTAATTACAAATCCTAATCCACCTGGCGCAATCGAACTACTAAATACTAAACCTATTGTTTTGGATGAAGTTGCTTCCGTTGTGTTATTCGCTAACTTAACCGACATTCTATCTCCAGAAGCACCAAAAGCATATACAGGTTGACCTTTATTTATTGTAACACTATCTGCATTGGTTACATAGGCAAACATTTGATTTGGTGCAATTCCTAACATTTGAAAGTTAGTGCCATCGTAAATAATTATAAACTCTTGCCCTACTGAAATATCGCCACCTGTAAGTATAAAGTTGTTATTTTTTGCAAGTTGTACAGCACCTAATCCATTTATATTTATTGTTGCTCCATTGGAATTAGCGGTGTTAAATTTAATTACATAAGCATCATTGGTTGTATATGCGGTTACTCCCGAAATAGTTGTTGTATAAATATCCGTAACAGATGCAGTTGCTATGCCAGATTTTAAACCTCCCGATGTTGATGTATTTGTAATCGTGAATGATGGATATGTTCCGCTTACGGATATACCAGTACCTGCGGTTAAAGAAACTGTTTGGTCGGGTGCGGTATTTGTTACTATTGGAACTGTTGTAGTTCCACCAATGGAAATACCTGTACCTGCACTTATTGATGTAACTTTATTATTAAATGTTGTAAAATCACTTGAAGATAAAAAACCCGATTGGCTTCCATTTGCTTGTTGAATAGTAATATTTGGTGTTGTTCCTCCACTTGAAAATAAAGGACTTGAAGCAGTAACCGATGTAACTGTACCTGTAACAGTTGAAGTTATCGTAAAGTTTGGATAAGTTCCTGTAATTGAAATACCGCTACCTGCTGTAAGAGAAACAGTTTGGTCTGGATTACTATTCGTTATTGTAAAGTTAGGATATGTACCTGTTATAGATATTCCTGTTCCGTTTGACAAATTTACTACTTGGTCGGGTAATGTATTATCAATTGTAAAGTTTGGATATGTACCCGATACGGAAATACCTGTACCATTATTTAGAGCAACAATTTGGTCTGGACTTAAATTATCTATTGTAAAATTCGGATAAGTACCTGTGATTAATATTGCAGTTCCTCCAGTTAAAACAACTATTTGGTCGGGGTCAGTATTTGTTATAGTTTGATTTGGATATGCTCCTGTGATACTTATTCCTGTACCTGCTGATGGATTATACTGAGCAGGAATTGATGGAAATGGTGTAGGAGCACCTGTTCCATCTAAATAATCAGATGCAGTTCCTGTTGGAATATCGAATTTACCTGCTAAAGTATTATTGATATCAATTATGGTTTGACAATCTGGTAAATCTTCGCAGGTAATATATCCTGTTGTTGCATTTGCAATGTATTCGATTAAATCTGTTTGGTTTAAAATATCACCCTCAATATTTCCCCATACAACTGTCCAACCTGGAATAACACCACATGAACTTACTCCAGGATTGAATATTGTCACATCCTCATCAACAAAATCAACATTCGGTTGTGTACTAATTAAAACGCAATTGTAAACAGTACCATCAAATGTCATGTCGATTGGGTTTGACCCATCTTCATTTTCACTTAAAAAGATATTTACTGCTCCAGAGCTACTTGTAAAAAATCCACTCGGATAATTAGCTAAATCAATATCAAATGAGCCATCTTGGTTAATTGTTATATCATCTCTCCAAACATTTCCAAAATGGTCAACTACAAATAAATAATATTTAGTATCTGGATTTAATTTAGGTTGAATATTTATTCCTGTAGGACAATACTCAATACATAATTTATAACATGATTTACATTCATCTGGTATTGTGATGCAAATTTTACTCATTATTGACAGAAATTAAAACAACATTTTTCAAATAAAATATTTAATCTATAACGCAAAGATATTGCAATAATATCGGTAGGTAAAGCAAAATCATTTCCTGTGAACTCTTCATTCCAAATTGTGTATGGGTCATAAGTAACATCACCCATTTCAACAACACATTTATTTAATCCTAATGGAGAAATATCAACAGGTTTAAATTCTTTTGGAAAATCCATTTCTAAAGCTGCTATCACATTTTCTGGTCTTGTTCCCATTTTAAAACGAGAGCCAATAAAAATAAGTTTCATTTCTGAAATTTCTCTCATTGTTTGACCTGGATTTCCATATTCTGTTTCATCATCAGAATAAGTAACAGATAAGATTCTATGATATGCCCGAAATGGCATCGTATCATCAAACATCATATTTTTACCCTCACCATCTAAATCTAAAACAGCAGGAGTAATATTTTCACCTGTTTCCTCAGCAGTTCTAACTTGTTCTGCAATTGCGTTCCAATCACCCGACTGAAATCTCATTGTAGAAAAACTATTTGCTTGGAAATAAGCATTAATCATGTTGCATATTGCGTTCTGATTTGGCATTATAATTTACGCTTTATAAAATTAGATATTATTTGATTAATTGAAACTCTGTCTTGTTCGCTAACTCCCCAAATTATTTTGTTAAAGTGTTTTTCAAGTCCATTTGCTATTTCAGCTTTTTTATCAAATCCAATTGACCAACCATTATTTGTTTTAACCATGTTAAAATCAGCCTTTAAACTACCTGTAAGTTGAAGATTTACTATAGATGTTTCTCTACCAATTTTATTTCTAAATCCTTTGTAACCATCACCAAAATAACGAGATTTTAAAGGCTTACCATTTTTAAATTTAGTTTTTCCTCCAACTGCAACAGTTTCTCTACCTATTACCTCTCTTTTTATTATTTCTCTTCCAGTTTCATCTTCATACGAGTAAGTACCATATTTTTTTTTCACTCTTGTTTTTCCAGATGGTTTACCTTGTGGACTTATTCTACGAGGTGATTTAGCAACACTAATATAAATTGGTTTAGTCGAATAACTACCAATTAAACTACCAGAAACAGATTTACCCTCATTATGAACTCTTCGCATATTTGATGCTCGAACACCAATGGCAACCTCTTTCGTTAGTTTTTCAATAGCATCAATACTCATTAAATTTGTTTTTAATTTAGTAAGTACACGATTCATATTTGATGAATAATTCACGTTGTTGTTTCTCTCCAAATAGTGTAATCATTTGAAACTAAACAACCATCGTTATCATTCGGTTGAATTGATGTAATGGCATTTTGTAATTTACCTGGGTACATTAAACCCTCATATTGACCTCCACGATATTTTATTGAGAATAATTTTTGCAGTTCCTGTGCTTGTTTTTTATCTAACGTTACCCATTTATTTAATCGGCTTGTATTAATACGGTAATTCAATAATTCAATGGCTAAACAATGCTGCCATGCGGAAGCAAAATGCTTTTTATTAGCACAAACAACTGCATCCCATGTACATTTCGTTGAAAAAACAATGCTTAAACCAAAGGTATTTGTACCATTTATGCCTGTATTGGAAACAGTATCAAATTGGTTTCCTTGTAACCTGCTTTGAATACCACATGAGCCAAAATTAAAATATAAATATGAGTAAGGATTATTAAAACCCCACATATAGCCTCCAAAGTTATTTAAATTGAAATTGGCGATATTTAATCCAACATAGTTAGTCATATCACCCGTAACAAAAACATACAATCTACGGGCAGCAAATGCGTAATCAACCCATACTTGATTCCATCCAATACTAAATGATGTTGGAGTTAAAGTATATTCTAATGCTCCTGTATCAGCATCAACGAAATTAATGGTAAATGTAGTAGCGTCATAATTATAAAAATTCAACGCTTGAATATAAATCTGATTCATGTTACTACCTGCACATTGACTATTTACATCCTTTGTTTCAATTAATATTCCGTAATTAGTATTTGCAGCAACAGGAGTTAAATTTGTAACATCAATATTTTTCCCTAAATCAACCGTTTGAGTTATTTGTCTCAGTAAATACCTTTTGCCAAACTCCTCAATTACATCCTCTCTGAAAGTATCTTTTGCAGTAGCTTGTAAATCATTCCATACACCTTGCCATGTTATTTGGTCGGCATTGGCAATTTGCTCAATATTTGCAAACTCAATGCCTGGTAATTGGCTTAAATACATTCCTGAGAGTGGTGTTGGAGCATCGCAACCATAATAAGGTGCGACATAATCAACCATGCAATCCATAAATATTTTTTTTAAAAAAAAAGGGAGGGCAATATTACCACTCCCCTTTATCGTTTATTTTATCGAATTAAGCGCAGGACAAACAAACATCAAATATTGATGTTGGGAATACAAATGGCTCAATCAAATCTTCTTGAACAAACTTTACAGTAATATTCAAGTCAATTTTAGCTTTAACATCAGCCGACACAGGTGCTTTTGGAAAAAACATAGCAGCAACATCTGATAAATGACCTAATGTTTGAGTACAATATCCGAATAGATATTGATTGGAACGTTTAATGTCATTCCAAAATGCAATATTATTCTTGTACTGTGGCTCATGTAAATTAGCAGTAAATTCATAAGAATCTAAAGTCTGAGGAACGTTTCCGTAACCATCAGAAAGTAATTCAGCCATATCAATAGTACCATTTGCATAAGGGAAAACATAAACATCCTCATTACAGATAGCAGTTGCCCATTCATTTGGGTCTGTAATATCAGTAAAAGTATATGTTGACTTTTGTAGCCAGAAATGTCTTACCCTACCTAATTCTTTAGATGGGCAGTCTTGGCAAATTGGAGGTGTAATTTCACCGCAACCTGGATTATAAATACTCATATTTTTATTGGTTTTAAAGGAGTCCAATCTTACGGGATTGGCTCTAATTATTTATTAAACGTTAGTTATCGTAAAACGCAATACTCCATTGCTATTTGCAAGGAAATCAGATGCTCTGTATGCATTTCTTGGAACTTGGAACAAACCACATTTCTTAGAAATGATTAACTGATAACCTCTGTAACCGCTTATTGGATTTCCGTAGTAATCATCAACTCCTGCAACGTTCTCAGGACAATCTAAATATCTTAATTGATAATCAAATTGTACAGGTAGAATGTTATTTGGAGTAACCTGCATTGGAAGCATAATGCTACCGAAATACGAAGTACCTTTCTGACCTGCATAAGCACCTGTGAAACGAGCAAATTCAACCAATTGCATAGCATCTGGAGAAATCGCAAGAACTTGATTCGCACCCAAAGTTGAACTCATGTATTGGTCATAGAAGAAATCAACTCCCATTGCTTGAATACGAGTATCAAGACCATTTTGAGCCAATCCTTTAGCATTTTGCTGATTCATGAAATTCAACATTAATCCAGACCCTACTATTTGAGGTCTTCCTGTTGCAAATTCTGCTCTCTGACAGTTACTCAAAAGTTCAGTTAAACCATCAGTTAATGGTAAATTCTGAGTATTTTGAGTAATGTTGATAGTCTTAGATGCGTTTGAGCCAGTGTCAGGATTAGTTCCTACAACTATTTGGTTTTGTAAGTCAGTATCAATTCCTTGCATAATTGCGTTAGCACCTGCATAGATTTGCTCTAACAATTCACCCATGATTTCAGTTGGAGGAAGACCTGCCATAACTGTACGGTTTGCATCGGTAGTATATTCTTGGATTAACGCATCCTCAATGTACATTGATACCTGGCGGTAAATGTTTAGAGGTACAGTTGCTTCCAAATATGGATTGATGTTTGCAGTTCCGCAAGTATCATCAGTTGATGTTTGACCTGCTACAAGTCTTTGCTTGTACTTTACTTGAACGAAATCAATTGCACCGTTTCCACCTGGGCGGTTAACGTTCAATGTTTTGTTCTGAGATTGTAACATATTTAGGAATCCTAAATTGTCAACTTTAAGCGCAGGAGCGTTTCCTGTCCCAACCACCTCTTTGATGTGGCGCAGTAGGTATGGATTTAGACCGATACCCGTTTGAAAAGCATAATTAAATGATGCCATTGTTATTTATTTGATTTTAAGGTTTTAAAATTAATACCCTTAAAAATTCAATAACAAAGGATATTCTTAGAAAGGATTTTTTTGCATTAAATCGTTAACGGCAGCATCAAAAGATTTCATTGATGGTTGATTCCTGTTATATTCCTGTCTGGATGAGGCTTGCATTTGTTGAGCCTGTTGGTTATCTGGAGCAGTTTTAAGCAGTTTATTTTCAATCAATGAACGTTTAATAAAGTCAGATGGATTTACAGGTTGATTATTATCAAAGTAATCCGTTCCCTCTTTAGTTTTTATTTTGATTCCGTTATCGGTTGTCTCAAATATTATCCCTTTTTCAGATGCAATTTTATTCATTATTGCCTTTGCAGCAGTAACCGAAATGGATTTATCCACAGGAAGCGCATAGTCAAACTGATTATAAATTGAATCTAACTCCCAATTAATGCGGTCTTGCTTACGAGCAAATCTTTCATTGTTGATTTCATTTTCGTACTGAGACTTAATGTCAACGATTTGCTTGTTCAATTTCGCAATCTCTTGGTTTAGAACATTCTTGTCATTTCCAGTAGATTTATGCTTCAATTCTGTTAATTCAGCGATTTTATCCGCAATAAGTGAATACCTTTTTAAAGTATTTTTCTCACTTAAAATTGAGGATTTGATGTCATCTGGCAATTCAAACTTTGAGAAAAGTTCATTTTGCCTCGCATCTTCACCATTAAGAATCTCCGCTTTTATCTTACTGCGAATCTCTAAGTTCTGAGCAGCAGCATCTCTCGTGTAGAAATCCTGGCTCAAATAGTTTGAAACATCATCACTTACCTCAATATTGGATAATGATTCGTTCCCGATGATTGTTTTTACGCTTTCGTTTGATAGGTCTAAACCTAATTTTGTGAAAGCAGTCGATAATACTTGATTTAGTTTTGGCATTGCCCTGTGTTTTTTACCTTTTGGTCAGTTCAAAATTAATAAAAATTTAATTACCATTGTATATTTTTTCAACAATTTCTAAATCAATGTCTAAGGCTCTTGCAATATGCTTGATTGTTTTACCCTTTTTTTTCATTCCTAAGATAAGTTCTTTGTCTCCGATTTCCATTGGTGTAACCTCAACTGCTTGCTTAAAAAAGGTTTGAAAATTATTTTTTTTAGGTTTATAATTGATTTCTCTACCATTACTATCAAGTTCAACATCTTCTATTTCCTCAATATAAGCACCATGAATACGTTCAATATTTTGAATGTTGTATTCAGTTGTGTAAAACGGAGGTCTTTCAACAATTTCCGCACCTACTTTTTGAGGCTTAAAAGTTACTTTTACTGCCTTTGTGATTTGTTTTTTTGTTTCCATTTGTGTTTTTTTTATTAGTTTTGTTCAGCCTTGTGGTTGAGGCTTTGTGTTGTTTCGTTTAGGGAGGTATTTATTGCCTCCCTTTCATTTTATCATTAATATTTCTCTTTTCACCTCAATCCAATAGTCTGTCCAACTCCATTTACCCTCAAAATTCATTATTAACCATTTATCTTGATATACCCATGTTTCAACCATCATCATTTCCTCACAAAAATAATAACATAGGTCTTTAATTACCTTATGCTTTAGAGGTAATTGATTGTACTGTTTATAAATATCCGCAGCTTTTTGTCTAGGTGTCATTTACGATTGCAAAGATAATTAGCTTTTAAAATAAAATCATTTTCTGACTTTAATTTTAATTGATAAATTAATTCAGAATTTTTTTTGATTTCTTTACGTTTCCTCTTCGTTTTCATTTTTTTCAAATTTAGCTCTTATGTTTTTAGGTACAAATTCAGCAGGAACAGGAATCATTTGATGATTACAATTATAACCTCCACATCTATCAACTACGTTATCCTTAGTTGTATTAGGCATTAACCCTGCTAAACTAACTGTTTTACCTCCAATATTTCCTCTACAAATAGCAGGTAATTCAGATTCATGAATCCATTGTTTACTAACTAAAGCAATACACCATTCTCTACTACCTCCATGCCTTTTATTATTGGTTTTATTTTTGACTCCTTTAACCAATGCACCAACGTATTGATACCATTGTAATTCTAAATCTACCGCAACCAATGAATTAAAGTTCCTTGCTTGACCGTGTAAAGTATCATTAACAACTTGCTTTGTATAACTAACTAATTTACCTGGAACATCTGGTGTACCTAAAATAAAATCCTGTAACTGCCTATTCATTTTAAAAAATGAATCTCCTGCTTTTACTCCATCTGAAACAATTTTTCCTGCTGCCTCTGATACATTTGCATTTATACCTGCCTCAGTTAATTGTGTAACAGCATTATCAAGTGATTGTTTTTTTAAAGTTTCAAGTATTTTTGGGTCTGTAAAATCATCTATTTCTTTTTTAAAGAATTTCTCTTGTAGCTTAGTAATATCTTTAATACTTGAATTTAAAGTACCAACCAACTTTTTATACTCTGGGTTATTTACAACCGATTGAAGAGTAGATTGAATGCGATTTACCTTATTAAAATTATCTACAGTCCTTTTAATATTTCCATCAGCATCAACGCTAATTTCCTTAACAATGGCAAAAACCTTATTATAAAGTTTCTTTTGAACTTTACCCATTTTATCCGCAAAACCCTCAACGATTTCATCGGTTACATCAACTATGTTTTTAAGATTAGCCATTTCTTAAACTATCTCTCTCCTTTAATCTTTGTTTTTCACCTGTCTTTTTAGCTTCAATACGTTCTTTAGTTAAGTTCTTAGTTTCACTTTCACCATATTCCATTTCATTTTCCATTTCATTATCTTGTTCCTCTTCCATTTCGTTTTCATCCTCCTCCTCTTCCATTTCCGTTTCCTCAGCTAATTTATACATTTCTTTAATCTCAGTTGCTACATCAAGTTGCTTCATTTTTAAATCAGCCATTTTGTAAAGAATCTCATGTTGTTTTTCAAATTCCAACTTAAAAAATTCCTCACCCTCAGCGATAATTTGAACTGCAAAAGTTTCAATGTATGTATGTAAAACTGCATCTATTTTACTAATTAATCCTGCCATAACCATTCCAGTAATTTCATCAACTGTGTAATTTGGTAATGGGTCATGGTCTTCAATTATTCTTATTCTATTTATAACCGCAGGAACATCATTGTATTTAGCATTAATATAATTTTTCTCAGCTAATTTTTTAAGTTTAGATGACGCATTTGAATTTACAATTGCAGTCATGTTTGCCTCTGCTTCAATATCAGTAAGGAAATCAAACTTACAAGGAACAGGAATATTTGGAATCATTTTTTCTCTTTCCTCTTGATTTGGTACGAGCATTAGATACCTCATTTGACAAGTAAACCAATAAATTGGATTAATATGTTCATCAACTACCTGTGAGGATATTTTATAAGCAAAATGATTAGCCTCAGTCATATCTAATGCTTTTGCAACTCCAGATTGATTTAATGGAATTTGATTTAAGTATTCCATATGTACTGCTGAGAATGATTGTTGAATTTCAAAGTTTATTTCTTTTCTCATTAATTCAATCATTTCTGTAGTGTCTTTAGTAACATATCCCATTGGCGGTGTTGGAATATCTTTTCCTTGAAAACCACTTGAATTTGGATTTATTTCATAGGCTCTATATGGAGAGAAAGCCAATCCTCCTCTACCTTTACACTCTGGGCAAATAACTTGTTTACCCTCTGCAAGTACATTACCCATTCCTTGACAAACGTTACAATTCTGCGCTTGATAATACCACATTGTTGAGAATAAATGCTGTACTTTCTCAGCTTGCAAATCACTAAAATCACAAGCAGCAGCATCAAGTCCAGGTAACATACCCTGTATAAAACTATCATAATAAGGTTGGAATATATCTGGAGTTTTAGTTTCTCCTCCTAAATGCCACGCAGGTATTTCACCGCACCCATGATAATGCTCTTCAATTATAAATTCATCTTCACTAACTTGTTTAGCATCATAAAACTTATCCGCAGTTACAGTAGTGATAATTTTACCATACGCAATTTCACCATTTGCTTTTTTATATTGATGCATATAAGGAGAAAGGAAAACAAAATATTCTCCATAACGATAATCAAAAACATCTCTGCTTTGAATTATATGAGCATAAGGTCTAAGTAAACTACCTACAGGCTCATTCCAACTTAAAGGCATTACAACTACTATTCCATTTGGGTCTGTTAGCATCCAACGTAATAGGTTTTTACTTGCCCAACGTTCAATGCTATTGTCATTAGGATAAGCATTTTCGCAATATTCGTAAAGAGATAAATTTTCTGGTAATGACTTTGGAGTTTCAGTTTCATCGTATGAAATTGTCCAATCAGAAGATTTAAAAATCTTTTGTAAAGAGGTTAATACTTTGTCGCAGGGTGCTTTAGTAATTGGTAAATACAAGTTCCTACGAAATTTCTTAATCATATCGCTTTCGGATGGTCTGCGAGCATCAATCAAACGCATGAAATATGGGTTTATATCTGATGCATCTTTACTTGCTCCCTCATTTTCATTATATGGTTTTTGAAAATAACCATTAAAGTGAAATTGTATATGGTGAGCAACATCTTTTGCTTTTAAATAATTTTTATGCCTTTTATTCGACCAGAAATAAGGCTTAATAAATTCAACATCAATTTTTTTAGTTTCCATTTTTTTAAATTACAGTTCTTGTTTTAAATAATTCTTTTTTGCTTTTGCATAAAAATGGATTCTTTATGCCAAATTTTGAGGAGTAAAAACGCACTAAATTATCGTAAATCAATTTTTGATGTGAATTTATAGCTGCTCCTCCAATCGAATAACCATAATATTCAGTATTGTAAATTTCGGGAACTTTTTTCATTTTCTTTTCGTAAGATTCCCAATAAAAAGGTAAAAATGGAACTTTATGTGGTTTAATATCTGTCATCATCATCGCTATTTGAAAAGCAAGTTCATCTGGAACTCCTCCATCAAAACGAGTATAATTTATCGGAGGATTATCAAATATTGACTTACATAAATCAAAGAATTTATCGTTTTTATCGCTTTTACGGAAATAAATAAACTCAGATGATAGATTATAGCATTTATCACCAAACTGCTTTAAATCCTCTGCTTTTGACCATACGAGTCGAGGCTTTGAATCAAGTTCCGAAAATGACCTGCAACCGATTGTAAAGTCAAGACCTTGTAACTCATCGAACAACTGACTAATAGGTTTAAATGGAAACCAAATAACATCAGCATCGATAAATATTGTTTCCTCATATGGACTTAAATCATGCAAAAATAACTTAGAACGAATCATGCTTTCAAATCCATTACGCAGTATCATTTCTTTTGGAATATCAATAACATTATCGAAAATATGTAAATAAGGCTTGATGTGGTTATTGCCTAATCCGTAATTGAGTAAAGTAATATTTGTTTTTTCATCCGTATGTTTTAATCCCATTGCGAGATTTAATGCCCATCCACCATAATACGGACTGCCTGCTGTAATTATGCAAACTCCTTTATTTACATTCCTTGACATAAAAAAATCAAATTTGAGTTATCATTTGGAGAATAATTCATGTATTTACCTAATGGATACATATTTAATCCTAATTGATTTGCAATAATTGATGCTGCGCTTTGGTCTTGTCTATGCCATTTAAAACGGAAATCCATACTTTGCCCATCGTGTAACCTACTGCCTGCAAATACTCCATCCTTTGCCGACTGAATCCATTTTTCAGCAAATGTTTTACCTTTTTCATGCTTAACATTTATTCCTATTAATCCAGAACTGCACATTGGCATTAATTCAGCATCATTTCTATTTACATTAAAATACCCTAAACAGTTATCAGAACATTCCTGTGCGCAATTCATTCCGTTTGTTTCAACATAAAATCCATCTTTTTCAATTATATCAAATATTGGTGAAATATCTTTAATTGCCCACATTGAACAATCTGCCCACAAAATTAATTCAAATCCTTGATTTATAGCAGCCTCCAAACAAGCTGCTTTAACATTGTAAATATTATTTGTATCGTAATCAACCGATGGAAATTCAGTCCAGGTTAATATTTCACCATCAAAATTGCCTTTTAACGAATCCAAAAGCCTTTTCTGACCTTTAGGGTACCATTGACCAATTGCAGCATTTATAACGCATTTATTTGATGCCATAACGCTGATTAAATGGTGTTCTGGTGTATTGATAATAATACAAGTCCTCGTTTATAAAATATTCACTTATTAAATTTGCATAAATACGTTTTGAGAAATCATGGTCTTCACCAAATCTCATATCCTTAACTCCTATCTTTTTACAAATCTTTGTTTTAATCGGTGTTTTAAAAAATGGTGTTCTTACTCTTATACATCCGTTTACTGGTGTTTTAAGGTCTGCCCATTGTGGAAATTTTAAAGTAAATAATGATTTACTCTTTTTCCCATCAATAGTACAATGTTCCATGTATGTAATGCAATCTGTATCTGTTTCCGCTGCTTTTAATATTTGCTCAACATAATCTGGACTAATCATATCATCATCATCAATTTGAACTGAATATTTACCTTTACATTGCTTGTACATTATATCTCGCTTTTCACCAATTGAAATCTCTTTGTTATCCTTTTTTACGATTATCTCAACTTTTTTTGTGGCTTTTAATTCAGTTATTTGTCTTTTAATTTCGTTATAAAGATTTTCAAAAGAATTTTCCCTGCCATTGACAGTAGGAATGCAAATTGATAATATAGGTCTTGCCATTATTGATTTTTTAATTGATAATATACTTCATTGATTATGTTTTTTAATTTTTTTACATAATCTTCAATGCTAATTTTACCATCATAATTTTTAAATAATATTTCAAATAATTCATAGTCTGTCATTTAATATGTTTTATGTGGTTTAATTGAATATTTTTCTTTAATTCTTGCCATTGTATTATTTATTTTTCCTAAATCGAAATTCATATATTCAGCAAACAATTCAAACATTTCAATAAACTTTTCATCAAGTTCATGCATCAAGTTATTCCTTTGAACGTTTAAATCACAAGCCTTTTTAAGTATATTATAAAGTTCCTCAGTTCCTTTGTATTTATCGTGAAATTGCTCAAATGACATTCTACGAATTTCATAAAGTGCCTCTTGATTATTCCACATTTTAAGGTCAACAGTAATTAATTTATCGGTTAATGTTCCAGGTGTTTCCATTATATTGTTTTTAAGCCATCACGTTTAAAATATGTTTCTAAATCCTTATTTCTTACTGTTGTATGTACATAAACGTTTTTATTAAGCGATGGCATTGATTGAAGCAAACAAACAAAAGCCGAACTAATAACATGACATTCATTAGCACATTCTAAAATCTTTAACGTATCAAATATCGGTATATCTTTTGGAATCCTTATAACAGGCAAATCATTATGGTGTTGAGTAATTTTAAACCCTCGTTCAATATCATCATGTACAAAAATATATTTATCCAAATTACCAACAATGTTTTTATAAACTTCATTTTCTTTTTTAATATCACGGAAAATATAAAACTTTTTTCTTAAACTTTTATCGTAACCTTTTGATGTGTAAAAAATATCATCACCATCATTTAAAAAATATTGTCTTATTTGCTCATCATTTAAATGAAAATCTTCCTGCTCTCCACCAAAGTTTTTTACTTTATCATAAACCTCATTATCATTTTTAACTGTAAGTAATTTTAAATCAATATCCGAATACATCCGTAAAACATTATCTGCGTAATGCTCATAACATAACAAATAAATATTATCATATTTAGATTTATCACGATTATAAATATAACGCACCAATCCATTATGGACTATCATATCACCCATTCCTAAATGATGCGTAATTAATTTATTCATAATCCAAAATTCAATATTTGTCTTTTTTTATAAACCTGCTCATCTTTTCTAAAACTTGATTGAGTTTTTTTCATTAAAGCATCATTTGTATGTGACCATTGTGAGCCATTTGCCCAATGCTCATGTCTAAATAATACCTGCTCTGAATAAAATACTTTATCAAGTCTTTTGCTAACCTCTGTAAATTCATTATCACACCATAGGTTTAAATAGTCTGGATGATAAATATATCCGAATCGGTCATAATATTTTTTTCCTAAAATGCACATAGTATTTAATCCTCCCATAAGTTGATTATTTATAATTTTTGGTTTAGTTCCGCTATTTTTACTATCTGCTCCATCCCAATGCCATAAAACACCATCTGTATCTGGGAAATAATTTTCCATTTCGTTAATCAATATTAAATCCCATCCTGCTTGTTTACAAATCATATCATCAGAAGCAAGTACAAGTATCTCCCAATTATCTGCCCATTCCATATCACGATTAATTGCCTTTATTTTGCTTGTACTTATTTCAGTTATATATTTCAATTTTACTCCTTGATAAATCAACCTATCGCAAATATTTACATAAGCAACAATATTTTTATCATCAGAATCTAATGTGATTAAATATTTTACATAATTAGTTGATTGATTTTCAATATAGCCTTTCAAAGTTTTTTCAAACTGTCGAGGTCTTTCACGTGATGGGAATTTTACAAGTATCTCCATTAACAACAGTTGTCTTTAAATATTAATTGTTGACCCTCTTTAAACTTAACATCAGAAACCTTTGAATAACGAGAATAGTTTTTGTAATCCATTGAATAACCACTATCAGCAACGATATAAAATCGCTTGATATTTTGGTTTGGATTGTTCCTGTTATAATCGGAAACGAATAATTTATTTGCCATTAATCCGTAGGCTGCAAGTCTTTGGTGAAGCCACAAAGGTAATCTATCCGTTCGTAAATCGAAAGTTTTAATTAACTCATCACGAACTTTTTTTATCTCACCTGTTGCATACTTAATAAAATCACGATTTGTTTCATATTGTTCTCTTCCAAAGAATCCAAAGAAACGAATTGAATCTTTCCATTTAATTGGAACAGTATAAACTTTTGTTTTACTATCTTTATTTGTGCAACAAAATTTCCATGTTGTACCTTGTTGAGTCATACTTCCAAAAGTACCTCCCTCGTATTGAGCCTCAAATTTCACAGTACCATCAACTAATTGACAATCATATTTTCTAAGGCAAAACGGAGGTGAAGCATAACAATACTCATCTTTTGCATTTGTTAATTTAAAGCGATATAATCCCTCACCTAACTCCATATAAACTTTTTGCCAGTCTATTTGATAACCTTGATAATTTAGATTTGTGCAATATATTTCATCACCCTGGTTAAAAAAGTTATTGTTGTAAGCAATGCCATATTGATTAGTATTTAAAACTGCAATATCAACCCACCCTATACCATCCCATTCTTGTAAAACAAAATCCTCATTGTAAAGCGCATCATAACCAAACTGATAACTAAATAAAAACGAATTAAAATCATTTTGGTATAAATCTGTACACTCATCCGATGCAAACACAGGAAGAGCAAAATCTTGTGGGTTTGAAATATAGTCGGCAGGATATGATTTACATTCACAAGTTGCATCACATGGACTTTCAAAGTACGAAGCATCAGTAAAGTTGTAATAATTGTAATGACCTCCATCTGCCGAACTCAATACTTGTAAGTCACCGCAATCTTGACCTATTGTTACGGATGGCGCATAAATAGTAACTACTCTATGCTGATTATTTGAACTTATTACAGTACAAGTATATCCAACAGGTAATAGTGCCTGTATTGCTGCTTGAAATGCAGCATCATCCATTGTAGGTATAGGATTAATATTTACACTACCTAAAATAACTGAATTTAAAACAAGTCGAATAGTTACATAATCTAATTCACCCTCTTTGTGATATACTGTAAATCCTGCTCTACAAGGAAGCAAAGCATCACAACATTTAAACACAGGAACAAGTCCAATGACCTGCGTAGGTACTTTATATTCCATGAATGGCTGAGGATTATTTCCTCCCCAATCTATTTTAGCCGATTGAACTCCAACTCCTAATGGGTCAAGTATCTTAGTAGGAGTAACAGGATTTGCAGTTACTGCCTTATTTTGTCCCATTGGAGTTCCGTTTGTATTATATGTTATAATCATTAGTAGTAAAGTTTTGAATATAGTCTTACATTATTTGGCTTAGTTTCAAACGCTGAAAAATCCACAAAACTTGCTGCGGTAACTTGATATGTTGTTGAAACAATTGTCGGTACAACAGTCCATACAGAGTTATCTTGCGGAGCAGCATCAGTTGTTAGAATCCTATCCCAATAAGATTTATTTCCGAGTTCATAATAAATAATCATTTCAATTATAGGAGTTCCAGAGCCTATTGGATTAAATGATAATTTACTTTCAAAGAATGAAATAATTGATGTTTGAGTATCAAATAAAACACCACCATTTAAATCGTTACCTGCGTAATCAAATGTCTTATTATTTCCATCGTAATCAGAAAAATTATTTAATCCATCGTAAAAAGTCATTGGAGCATAATTTACAAACTCAGTTGTAATTCCTGTGGTATTATCTAAAATCTCAAAATAAAGTTTAAATTTTACATCAGTTGTATAATCTCCAAGTAAAAAGTTTCCAAATTCAATTTGCCCTTGCGTATAAAAAGCATAATAATTATTTGCATAAGCCATGAATTGAGCAGGAAAATCAAGTATGTTTTGCCAAAATTGATAACCTACTTGAAATCCATATCCTAATCCATAAGCATAATATCCTCCTCCATCATTAGCCTCTTTACGAGTAATGTATTTAGTGTTTTCTGGATTCGATGTAGGAACATTAAAACCATTAAATTCATAAATTTCAATATCGGTTAATTTACCATTCCAATATTCAGCAGTTTGATTATTCCATTGTTCTAATGGAAATTCATAGGTTTGAGGGTCATAAGGACTGCCCGATTGTACAACGATTGATGCATTGATACGTTTAATTAAACAATTTTCTTTTACTTTAAAAAAACTTAAAGCAAATCCATACTCTCCGATAAGACCTAAGTAATCAGTTTTTGCATTTTCGTTTTGAGAATAAAAAACAACGTTATCCGCTAATCCATAAAATTGCAGTAAAGTGCTATCATCAGTATTAACAAAAGCCTGGTTTACATCGCAAAGAATTGGACTTCTAAAACTTCCATTTAAATCTGTTACGCTATTACTCTCTGGAGTTATCCAAATCATATAATTCGGAATTTCCTTAAGCATGGCAGCAGTTAATGTTCCTAAATCTAAATCAAAATTTATTGTTAATGTGTCACCAGAAAAAGTAGATTGTAATTTTGCTATTGCTTGAATATCCGTTCCAAACATATCACCATCAACAGGAGTATTACCTACCGTTGTATATGCCCTATCATATAAAAATGAATATCTAAAATTTTGTTGATTTGCATCTGAATAGGCTTGATATTTTACTGCATCTACAGGCAACCAACAGAAATGCAAAACATACTTATCTAATTCATTCCAATTTGTATATAAATTTTTTAATTGAATTGTAACTGTTGTAGTTTTATCACTACGCATTGAATCACCTGTATTATAATTAATTGAAATAAATTCATATTGAGTAGTAGTTATTACGTTTCCTCCAACATTTTGCCCAGATGGATAAAATTGGTCAAACCATGATGTGTTTCCGTAATAAGATACAATTCCGCTTGAATGGTCTGCTTTGGTATTTGTAATGGAAAACTTTGCATCAATTTGCTGCACATATCCTAAACATTGCTGAAAGAAATACGATGGCTCAATAAAATTATCAATATTTAATATTGTATTATCCCCTATATTTTGATTGTAAGCATTGGTCAATAAATTTAATTGGCTTTTATCGTTAAATGGCTTAATAAAAAACGGAAAAACAATTTTAAAATATTGTTTATAATCTATTGTATCAAGATAAGTTAATTGAGGTTTTAAATCAGTTTTATAAGCATACCAATCCCACCATGCCCATGATGTTTGATTTGGATTCATATAAGCAGCACCCTCATCTGCAATTTTACCTGTAAATCTTTGAATTGATGGAAAGTCAGTTAATGAAACAAAGTTTTTGCCATCGTTATTACCTAACATATTATAGTAATAATCAAAAGCAGTTACAGGTGTAGTCCCATAAATAAAGCAAGTAACAGTTTCATCCGTTGTAATGTCTTCGGCAACAGTTAAGATATTATTATTTATTGCAGTTACGTTATAAGTTCCATCATTTGATGCACTACCTACAACCTCAATTACATCTCCAACTTGAAATCCGTTTGTAGACCAATTTATAAAATTTGTAATTGTGATTGAATCATTTGCTGCGCTAAAAGTAAATGTATAATTTGCCGACCAACTAACATAAAATTGAGTTTCAAGCCACATTAAATCACCTACGCATCCCATAAAATTTGGAGTGCCTGTATCAGCACCTCCGTTGTAAACTGAATTAAATTCATCAGTCCAGTTAGAACTTGTTATTGTTACTGACATTATTTAAATATTTTAGACCAAATACTTTGCTTTGGCTCAATTGTGTTTATACTTTCAAATAATTTTGTTGCCTGTTCCATGTTAGGCATTTGAACTATTACCCTACCATCTTCAATTAATGATGCCACGCATCCTACTCCGTTTATTTTTACGTTTTTTTTCTTAACAGGATTATTCAGTTTAGTTATTTCTTTTTGAAATGGCTCAATCATTTTAGGCAATTTTTCAATCGTTGCATTAATGCCTCCTGTTAAAGCATCAAAATCAAAGTTCTCAAATAACTTTTTTGCCCTTTCAAAATCGTTTTCCATATTACTCATAAAGTAGTTGTTGTTATTACGCCATCAATGACATAAGTGGTTTGTAAATTTTTTGTGTATGGTATATTTACTCTGTAATCAATTTCACCCATCCCTTTAAACATATTCCAACGTAAAGAATTAACTCTTGCAGGTTTTCCGTAATACGTTTTTATAATGTTATTATTTTTAATCTGATTATACTCTTCGCAACAAACAGGAATCTCTTGATTTTCGTAAACTAACCATTGATTATAATAAGGTGTTCCTGCTGCTTGTGTTGAATATGGCGCACCTGGATAAACAGTTTGAGGTAAATTACTAAAATGAAAGTTTTTCATTAATGCTTTTGCACCAATTAAATCTTTATTATTTACGTTTACAGTTACTCCAATAGCAGGTTGAGATTGGAAATCAAAGTAATTATTTATTGTTGTTTGCCATCCTGCAATAAACATTTTAGGGATTCCAGTTGTATTTTGACTAAGTAATAAATGTCCAGATTGAGCAAATGGAGGTTGAGCAGGCATATATTGTAATCCTCCATTTCCTACTGTTGGTAATGGCTGACCAGGATTAAATAAATTAAGTACCCAATTAACTCCCGATGCAATACCAACAAATGTATTTACTATAACTGAGGCAGCTTGCCATAATGGTTTTAACGCTTGTTCCGTTGCAGTATTTTGGTCTTTTCTATAAGCATGAGCAAATCTAAGGTTAATCTCTTTTAAGTTCTGTAAAGTTACTTTTTGCCTATCATTTATAACAATTGGTTTATTGGTGCAGTAACATACATTTCCCTCGTAATATTCATATGTATTGTAATCGGTATCATCCAACGCATATTTTACATAATAGTTTGAATAAATATCGCTTGAATTTGTTTTAAATGCTGATTGACTTACTCCGTTTGAATTAAATACTCCCTCACTATTAAATGGTGTTTGGTCTGATATATTTGGCAATTGGTAATTCGCTAAATCATAAATGTAATCCCAACGTTCAAAATGTAATACAGGTTGACCTGCGTTATTTAAAATAATCTTTGCCTTTGCGTTAAATACATCTTCCATTGCCCGAATAAAATCACCGCAAGTACCATCGTAATACCCATATGCATAACCTCCATTCTGCCAATTATAAAGGTCATCATATTGCATCCTTTGGTTAACTGTACCTCCTCCTGCAATGTTATTCATTATTGTTCTAATAAACGTTTGATTATTCGCCCATGCTTGTTTGGATGGCATTATAACCAATTGATTCATCGCAGTATTTTGAAATATACTTGAACTAAATCCTATATTAAAATATTGACAGGCTCTTTGAAATAAAGTCAATGCATACATTCCAAATTTATTCAATACAGGAGAAACAAGATAATTAAAAGCACATTTTAAGAGTGCAATAATTACAAGTATCATCAGAGCAATGTAAATAATGTAAAATACAAGTTCTGTGATGGCTAAGATTAACGCAGTCGCTGAGACAGGAGTTAATGCAGATAAAGTTGAAATAGCAGTTATTATTCCAACTAATTGATTTGTGATTTGATATGTTTTTTCAGCAACGTTATAAATAGCAAGGGCAGTAGAAAAAAACGCAAGTCCATCTGGTACATCATTTCTCTGATACGGAATTACAACGTAATCACCTCCGTATTGTTGAGGTGAGGCATTAATTATTCCTGCTCCTCCATTAGCAACAGGTGTAGCTAAAAATGCAAAGGAAATGGAATCCATTAACTGAGAAACCATATCCATTCGGTTATCCCTTATTTTGCACTCTATGATGTCGCAGGTGAATTTAGTTTCTGAATCCGTTAAATCAATGATGCCATCAAAAACAAGTTCTTGTGTTCCACATACTCTAACTCTTAATGGTATTCCCTCAAATATACCAACGTTACCTGTTAAACCTCCTTTTACCCATTCATTGATAAAATCTGCGTTCTCTGCTTTCCAAATCAGTTTTGTGGAGTTTATTACGCTTGATGGCGAATTATTCTCAAATGACAGTTCTAAAAGTAATTCCTGCCAATTAAATGGAGGGTCAACTAACTGCCATTGAGATTGTTTAAGTATATAAAAATCTAATGCGTTCAAATTCTACTTTTTTTAACTTTGGTAACTTCCTTTAAACTGCCTTTAATCCTTGTTTCAATTCGTGTGTCAAAATTATCCCAATTTATCGTTACCTCCTGTTTATTTTTTACAATTTCTTTCAATTCTTTTAGTTCCCTTGCAAGTTTATCGTAATTGTCAACTTGAGCAACCGCAACAGGCATAATCTTCTCTGAGAATGGTGTTTTTAAAAACTGACTGAATTTAGATTTTGAATTTAATCCCATTTCAATTGCCTTTGCTTTTGGTAGGATGACCTCACCATCTTCAACTATTGCAATCCTATCTCTTCCAGACCTATGCCTTTGCCCTCTAAATTTAGTTTCATGTGTTCCAACAATTGCACCCTCTTCCGCAAATATCGTTTCAGCGACCTTTGTAGCAGCGATAAGGCTTAATGCCTTTGTCAATGCTGACTTTGGGTCTTCCTCAGCAAACTTTGCCATCGCATTTAAGAATATTTGTAATTCTTTTATTCTTTGTTGCTTACGTTGTAGGTCAATTTGTTGCTTTGCCATTTCATCATTACGCTTTTGCTCAAATGCTAACGTATTTTCAAGTCCTTTTGCTGCTAATGTCCTTTGAGTTTCTAATATTTCCCTTTGGTTATCCATACGGATATTATTTGCATCAATCTCAGCTTGCACCATATTATTCATGGCTTCTAACATTGCCTGCAATACCTCATTGATTCCAGTTACCCAATCTTTAACCCATTCCTTTTTACCATCTTTAGATTTCTTATTAAATTCTGCTTCAAGTTCTAAATAATGATTTAATTCTTTTTGATATTCATCACTACCCTCTCCAAAATCTTCTCTCATCCTGTCTAAATCCTCAGCAGAATATTCCATTTTCTTTTTGAGAATTTCTTTTTCTCCTTGCTCAGTAATTTCCATCATCGCAATTTCATGCCTGCGTGCTTCATTACGTTCATCTTCGATAGCCTTTAATTTACGTTTCTTTTCTGCATCATCAATCTTTGCAAGTTCAAGTTTTTTCTGTTGAATTAACTCCTCTCGTTTTTCCTGGTCTTTTTCAAGTTCAATTAACTTGTTATAATAATCTTCAGCAGTTTTTAGCCTTAACTGATAAATTTCCTCTTCATTATCCCTACCCATTTCCATCATGCTAATTTCCATGTCATTCATTTTTTTCAAATGTTCTGCATGGCGTAAAGCAATCTCCCTGTCTAAATCCTCAATATTAAAACCATATTTTTTCTTTATATTTAATAATTGCTGATTTAATATGCTTTCTAAATAAATAACTGCTTTATCATAATCACCTTTTTTTAATTTTTTCTTATTGTTTAAATCAGTTATTCTAACTAATTCATCATCGTATTCTTTTTGAGCCTTTTCCTCATCAAGTTTACGTTGAGCATTTAGTTTATCGTAATCTTTTAACCTACTCACATCAAGTTCACGATAAGCAAATTTCAACTCTTCTAACTTTTTAATTAAAGGAGGTAATATTTCGGTGAATGATTCAGTTGATTTATGTAATGGTTTTAAATTGTTTTTTGAGCCTGCAAGTAAATCTTTGTATTTGTCTAATGATTTATTTAAGTCTTTTTGGTAATCATTGTTTTTAGCAATTTTTTCCATGTAATCTTTAACAACCTTTTCTTTTTTATAAATTAAATCAGACCAATTTGGGTCATCCGCATACATATTATCATATTCAATCATGTCTTTTAATTTTTTGACATACGATAATTGCTCTTTATTGTTTGCTTGGTCAATTTTTTTAGATAATTCAACTTGTAAATTTGCTCGTTCCTCTTCTGATTTTGCAAGTTTTGCTCGTTCTGAATATTGCTTTTGTAATTCTTGAGCATTTTTCATTACAGTTTCAGTATATGCTCCATAACTTGCTTCTAATTGCTCATTAATTTGAACTAATGTTTGAGCCTCTGTACTTGCATTTCCAATACCTAATCTTCTTTCCATCCATTGTCTGAATGCACCAGGTAATTCAACACCTATTTTTTCAATATTTGATGCAGCATGATAATATCTTCCCCACCAATCAATGCCTTGACTTAATGCGTTAATTGTATCATATAATACCCCTTGCGTTTGTTCACCTAAGGCATTTAAAAGTTTATCCCAATTATCACCTAAATTAGACATAACACCACCTAATGTTTCCATTTGTCTTTCCATCCCACCTGTAACTGTATCGAGTTCACCAAATTTTTCAATCATTTTCATTGCTCCCTCTTCAGTCTTTTCCATTTCTACGGTCATGCCTTTAAACGTACCCGTTATTTTGTCTCCATTTGTTTTTACTTTTACTCCTAATTCGTTCCAACGTTCTGTGTTGTTAATATCAAGTATTGCCTCAATAACCTGTTCCATTGGTTTACCTAATGCAGCAGCAACATCACCTAATTTTTTTAACTGTTGATTACTTGCATTAATTCCCCTGTTTGCTAATCTTACAAAACTTTCAGTTAGTTCTTTTACGCTGAATGGAGTTTCTTTTGCAAGTTGAGTTATTCTATTTAATGCTGCTTGTGCTGCTGATTTATTTCCTAAAGCAGTTATTAATTGCGCTTCAAACTTTTGAAATTCAGCTCTAACATTTATTATTTCTTTTGTAAAAGAAAAAACCCTTTCAACTGCAAATGCAGCAACAATTGTTTTTCCAATACTTGTTATTTTATCATTTACAACACTTGCAATCTTTGATGTATTATTTAATCCATTATTAAAATCTTGATTATTTTTTTTAAACTGCTGAGCATTTTTTGCATCAACTGCTCCCATTTTATTTAATTGGTCAATCGTTGCTTGTAACTTACTTGGGTCGCTTGTTATATCAATTACTATCCTTTCCATTTTTTTCTTGTTTTAAAATTAAGTCCTCAACAAAGAGGTAATATTCATAAATACTTAAGTCTTTAGTTTCATTAAGAGTGAATCCTCTTGCGTTTGCGACATTAGCCAACTGAATGAGTCGCTGTTCTTGTTTACCTCTGATAGCATCGTAGAAATGGTCTTCAATTGCTCCTTCGTTATCGCTATCGTTGTCTGACAGTATTGAGGAAAATCTGCTGCTAACGAATTTAAATAAGGAATCCACTTTACGATGGGCTGAGAGAAAAAAAAATCATACATATACTCATCTTGTTGAACTTCGAGAAATGTTTTAGCTTTTTTTGCTGCGTGAGCATAGTCGAAACGATGCGGATTCTCTGATTCATCAAAGAATACAACAGATAATAGTTTGGCAGCTATTTCTGGCTCATGGAGTAATTGTAAACGTTCCTCCATAACCATGTTTAATTTAGCCAACTTAGTTATTTTGATTCCTGTATTATCGTTTATTACATCCGTTACTGCTTGACAATGCGCTTTGAGAAAATCACGAGTGCATCTCATTTGTAATTCATTGTAAAAAGATAAGGCATGAAATCCTCTCTCGCAGGGTACAGAGTTTATATCTGACCATTCGTAATAATCAACTCCTTTAAGAGTGAAAGCATAATTAATAATTCCTAATGCGTTTGGAAAAACCTCTTTAATTGGTCTTTCGCTGATTCTTGTGGTAAAGTCTTTGCTCATTTTATGTGGTGTTTATATATTGTTTCGTAATTCGTTTGGTTTGCAACCGCAATATTTTTCATCTCCCTGTCAAAACGTTTCTTAATAAACATTTTATCATATTGCTTAGAAATCCATAATTGAAATCCTTGAACGTTTGGATTTGAGAACATCATTTTTTTTGGACTGCATCCGCAATCACCAATATATTTCCATCCTAATTGTTCAACGAATTGCTTCATAGGTTGGTGCGGATTATTCGATTCAACCCTGCGGTGCAAATAGTAACCAGAATAACGCTTAAAACCAGATGCCATGTTAACGGTGTTTGATTTATTATGTGATAGATTACTGAAATCCAAAACGAATAAAAACCTCCCATACAAACAATACACATGAATAATGGTTTACAAATTCCTTTCCAATAAGGCAAGTAACGATAAAATAAGTTACCGATGTAATAACGAAACCACCATGCAATCTCTTTATCCGTTGGAATTTGTGTTCCAAATGGGTTTTTATGGTCAGCGTTCTCTGGCTCATACATTGTAGAGTATTGCCATCCTAGAGTAAACAGGCTGCTTAAAATAATTAGTAAAAGATTGGTTATCATGGTTTGTTTATTTCGTTTTTTACTTGCTCCCAATATGCAATAAGGTCTGCATCCATAAATCCCTGGAATTTATCATCTATTAAAGACAAAATAATATTTACACTTTCAGTAGCATGGCGTTTGGTTACTGCCTCAAAGTATTGAAATGGATAATCTCCTGCTCTAACGCACAATTTATGTCTATTTAATATTTCGGCTGCTTTGTCTTTTGGATTCACGATAACAAAAATAATTAAATTGACCTTAACTTTATAAAGTTTCCATGAAATTGGTTAATATAATATCTTAAACAGTCGAGGCAGTCAAGTTGTTGAGTAATATCATCCCTATTTTCCTTTATTAAAGTTCCATCGGCTCTCATTCTCGCATTCTCTAAATCGAATATCAAAGGCTTACATTTTTCCGCATTGATAGTTATATTGTAGTTTGCGAATATTGAATTTACCAAAACTTGATTTTCCTCAATACGAGGATTGACTGTTGGAACTTTGATTTGTTGAGTATTTAGTCTTAATTCACGCTGAATAATAGTGTAATAGTTGATGTTGTCCTGTACCATTGCGGATGAGTTTTTACCTGTTGCATCACCTGTTACGATAAACATTGAATTTCCGTACATTGCCTTAATATAGGTACATATCTTATAAATATCGGAATTACTTAGTTTAATCTGTTCTAATACCCTTATTTGCCCATCTATATGTTGAATTACCGCACAGGTTATTGGATTGCGGTTAAAGTCAAATGATAGGTAAATTAATGATTTTGAATCTATTTGTACATCAGATAAATGTTTTTTTCGTTCAAAAGCAAAACACCAAATGTTATCCCGATTTGTAAAATCAGTCCAATCACCCTCTATGAATTGCGCTTTGTATCTACCCTCTAAACGTTCCCATGCTTCCCATTGTTCTTTTGTAACATAAGGATTATCCTTTGGAAGAGCCTCAATAAACTTAAATGGTGCTTCGATAGTACCTAACTTGTATGGCTCATAAAATACGTTCTTTGCCCATTTTTGAGTAGGATTCAAAGTCATTAGTATCATTGGTTTAGGCATCACAGGAATATACCATGAGCCTATACGAGTCTGAGCCATATTAAACAACGTTTCCGAAAGTTCCTCAACCTGCTCTAAAACAATACCATTACATTCAAGTCCGAGCATTGCATTTAAGTCTGGGTCTCTGTCTATATTCTCACCATATAGAAATATCTTGCTTCCGTTTTTTAAATATTCAATATGGTAATTAGATTTATCCCTACTCCATTTAAAGTTAGCATCATTACCAATAATCTTTTCAAGTGATGGAATTGTGGTGTCTTGTAATGATGGGAAATCCTGCCTATAAATAACCCAACGTGAGCCTGGAAACATTCTGCAATACAAAAGTAAAGTACCTAAAACCGCAAATGTTTTTCCTCCTCTGATTCCTCCTCCATAACATAAATATCTATAAGGAGATTCACCCCATGCCGAAATAACTGCCTGCTCTACAAATTCAGCCTGCTTTGGATTGTCTTTGAATGATATATTCAAAATTCAATTTCTTTTCCGTTAGGTAATGTAATAATTACAGGAGTAGTATTTTCAACTTTTGCGCTAACCTCAGTTGGAATTAACTTAGAAGCAATTAAATAAAAGTCTTTTGGATTCTTTTCTGCCCATGTGACTATGTTAGCAGTCGGATGTTCTTGCAGTTTATTAAAAGCCTCTAAAACAACCGATTTTACAGTTTTAGTAAGGTGATTGGTACTACCTTTTGGTCTTCCTGGATTTCCTTGTTTAAATCCCATTTAAAATGTAAATAAGTGTAATTATCACAAATTTAAAAAAAAACTACCACAAAATTAATGCAGTAGTTTTTCGCAGTTATTTTTTGCCTTTAACGGTTTTAACCATTTTTTTAACTGCTGCTTTTTTCATTGCTTTCTTTGCCATGTTTAAATTATTTATTTTCAAAATTAGTAAATATGTTAATAACTTTTATAGTTACATATTTTTTTTTATTAAATCATACTTAATTTTGACACCGACTACCTCTATGAAAACATTTAAAATATACCGAGTCCAACATTGCTCTAAGCAGTTTTTAATAAACTTCTGCGTGAGGTAGTCCTTTGTTGGCTCGGTTTTTTAAAATTTAAAAACATGAAAAAATTAAGAAAAGCTATGGCTGAATGTTTTGAATGGACTGCCGAACATGGAACTACATCTCATTTAATGTGGGATAGGTTAGAAAATAAATGGTTTGTTGGAGTTTTGATAATTCCATGCGTTAAACGTAGGTATGATATTATAAAAACATTTAAAGCATAGATTATGGCAAAAAGATTTATTGACACGAATTTATTTAATGATGAGTGGTTTAGCGATTTGAGTAAGGATTCTAAATTATTTTTTATCTATTACATAACAAATTGTGACCATGCAGGTATATTTAAATTCAATAAAAAGTTATGTGAATTTCAAACAGGTATAAAAAATTTTGAATTAATTTTTAAAGAGTTAGGTAACAGATTAGTAACACTTAATGATGGTATTTTTTTTATGCCTGCTTATTTAAAGTTCCAATATCCAGATTTTCCAAAGAGTAAAGTAAAACAACAGATAAGTGCTGTTAAGTTACTTGAAAATCAAGGTGTTACTCTTGATAAATTGAACACTTACCTAAGTGTATCTAAAGAGTTAGACAACTATTATGAATATGTTAATGTTAATGTTAATGAAAAAGAAAAGGGGGTAAAGGGGGAAAAACATAAACCGAATTTGGAAGAGGTTAAAAAATATTGTTTTGAACGAAATCGTGGGGTTGACCCAGATAAATTTTGGAACTACTATGAGGCAAATGGTTGGAAGATTGGTAAAAATCCAATGAAAAATTGGCAAGCAGCGGTAAGAACTTGGGAGAAAAACTCTGAAAATCAAGAAATTAAACCAACTTTTAAAACAGGAAATTTATTATGATTGAGGAAATTGAAAGAAAAATTTTAGGTGTTTGCATCCAAAACCCATTAGATTGCGTTTTAGCGATTGAAACCCTCAAGTCTGAGCATTTCTCCATAAGAGGTCACGAAATCGTTTTTAAAGCGATTCTAACGCTATTTAAAGGCAATAATTTTATAGACATCAATTCGGTCATTAAACAAATCAGAAAAAATGGTGATTTTTCCGAACTTAAGGATGGTAAAATGTTTATTGCTAAGATTTGTAACTTAACTGGAGGTAGTATTGACCTTGCAACAAACATTAAATTATTGATTGAGAATTATTTACGCAATAAATTATTTATAATAGGAAATCAAATTGCTTATAAAAGTGAAAATGAAGTTTATGACCCATTTGCCATAATTAATGAATTTAATAAAGAAATTGATGGATTAATTGGTGAAATTCCTGCATCAAATGTATATGACCTAACAAGCATTAAAAATAAATTGATTGCTGAACTTTATAAAAGTTTAGACATAAAAGAAACATTTGGAATCGCAACAGGATTAAAAAAATTAGATGCTCAGACAAATGGTTGGCAAAAATCTGATTTAATAATTTTGGCAGGTAGACCTGGCTCTGGAAAATCAACCGCAGCAATGAATTTTGCAGTTTCGGCAATTTTAAATAAAGTTCCTGTTGGTTTTTTTAGTCTTGAAATGAGCAAGGAGCAATTAGTTGGTAGGTTGCTAAGTATTGTTTCTGGTATTAACTCACAGGATATAATCATGAAAAAGTTAAATGAAAATTCAATAAAAACTTTAATTGATAGGAGTAACATTTTAAATAAAATGCCTCTTTATATTGATGAATCTGCATCACTTTCAACATTTGAATTTAAAAATAAATCCAGAAAATTAGTAAAGGAAAAAGGAGTTCAAATGATAATAGTTGATTATTTGCAATTAATGGATTCTGAAAGTAAAAGGTCAAGTAGGGAACAACAAATCAGCGAAATATCACGCAGTTTAAAATTAATTGCTAAAGAATTAAATGTACCTGTAATTGCTTTAAGTCAAATGAGCAGGGATATTGAAAAGAGAGCAGATAAAAGACCTCAGTTAAGCGATTTGCGTGAATCTGGTGCAATAGAGCAGGATGCTGATATGGTTATTTTTTGCTATCGACCAGACATGATGGGAATAAATGAAATCGAAATAAAAGGATTTACTCAGCCATCAACAGATTTATTTATTATTGATATTAAAAAGTTTAGAAATGGTCAACCAGGTGAAATAATTGCAAAAATAATACCTCAGCTAACTAAGATTGAAAATTACGAATATTAACAAATAAAAACAACACAAACAATGAAAGAAAAACAAAAACAAATCGAAGAATTAATTTTACAATCATTAAATGAATGTGATTTTAATCAAAAAATTGAATTTATTAATTCAATAAGAGAATTTATACATGAATATTCTCCATTTAAAAATGAGCCTGTTGATTTTGTAAAATGGGTTTCAAGTGAAAATGTAGTAGCAAACGATTATAATCCTAATAAAGTTGCACCTCCAGAAATGGAATTACTTGAAATATCTATCATGAATGATGGATATACACAACCTGTTGTAACTTTTCCTAAAGATGATAAAGTTGAAGTAGTTGATGGATTTCATAGAACAAGAGTAAGTAAAGAATCAAAAATAGTAAGACAAAGAGTTTATGGTTACACTCCAACAGTAATAATTAGAAAAGAACAACAAGATAAAAATGATAGAATAGCATCAACAATTAGACATAATAGAGCAAGAGGTAAACATCAAATTGATGCCATGAGTGAAATAATTTTAGAATTAAAAAATAGAAATTGGAAAAATGAAAGAATTGCAAGAGAATTAGGTATGGATGAAGAAGAAATTTTAAGATTGTGTCAAATAACAGGTTTACAAGATATTTTTAAAGATGATGATTTTAGTAAATCATGGGAAGCATCTGATTCAATTCATAACTATGAAGAATTAACTGACCAATTATCTAATGAAGAATTGGAAAATTATAGAACAGTAAACACAAATGACCCAGATAGAATTTTTCATACATGGGAAAAATGGGAATGTCATAAAGCAGGTTTTTATGCTTCAAAAAAAGAAGGCATGAAAGCAGAAGAATGTGAAAAATTTTATGCTGAATTTTTATCTGATGATGAAAAATTTAAAAATGGATTGAATGGAGTATTAAATGAATGGATTAATTCATGTGAACATTATCTTACTAATAAAGCAATGAATAGAATTGCATGGTTAGGACAAGCAGCTATGTGTTATGCAACAGGTATTCCATCTAAATTTTGTTCTGGATTTAATTTATTAAATAATGAACAACAAGAAAAAGCTAATCAAATAGCATTAGAATATTTAAACATTTGGATGAAAAAATATAATCGTTTAGAGGTTACAATGGAAGAAGCATTATCAATTGGTAGACAAGTAAATATTTATTAATATGGCAACAAAAGTTTATAACGAAAAAACTGTACTTGAAGCAAGTAGAGAAAGAATTTCAAAAGTATTTGACAATTTTGAAAAAATATACATTTCATTTTCTGGAGGAAAAGATAGTAGTGTAATGTCACATTTAGTATTATCTGAAGCTAAAAAAAGAAATAGAAAAGTTGGTTTTTTAATAATTGATTTAGAAGCACAATATAATGATACAATAAAACATATTGAAGATATGATTGAAATGTATAAAGATTATATTGATTTACATTGGATATGTGGTGAATTATTATTAAGAAATGCAGTAAGTAATTATCAGCCAAGATGGATTTGTTGGGATGAAGAAAAAAAGGATGTTTGGGTAAGACAAAAACCAAAACAAGCAAGTGATTTATCTCAATATGATTTTTATATTCCAAAAATGGAATTTGAAGAATTTATGGTAATTTTTGGTGAATGGTATTCTAAAGGTAAAACAACTGCTGCATTTATTGGTATTAGAGCAGATGAATCATTACACAGATATAGAGCAATAATATCAAGAAAAGATGGATTAATGTTTAATAATTGGAAATGGTCAACAAAAGTATCAAGTAATTTATTTAATATTTATCCTATCTATGATTGGAAAACACAAGATATATGGATTTTTCATTCTAAATATAAGGAATTGACACACAATAAAATTTATGATAAAATGACAATGGCAGGAGTTAAAATATCTCAACAAAGATTATGTCAACCTTATGGAGATGACCAAAGAAGAGGTTTGTGGTTATATCATATTTTAGAGCCAGAAACATGGTATAAGTTAGTATCAAGAGTTAATGGTGTAAATAGCGGTGCATTATATATTCAAGAGAATGGAAATATAACAGGATACCATAAAATATCAAAACCAAATGGTCATACATGGCAATCTTTTTGTAATTTATTACTTTCAACAATGCCAAAAAAAACAAGTTTACATTATAGAGAAAGATTTAAAAAATTCATTAAAGGTTGGCAAGATAGAGGGTATTTACAAATACCAGATGAAGCACCGGAAGATTTAGAATCTAAATGTTGGGTTCCATCATGGAGAAGAATGTGTAAAGTAATTTTAAGAAATGATTATTGGTGTAAAGGATTAGGTCAAACTCAACCATTATCAGATGCTTATCATAAATTTAAAGAAATAAAGAAAAAAAGACAAATAGAAAAAGATTTATGACAGCAAACGAATTAACATCAGCAATAAAGCAATTTTTAGAATTAAATAAGTGTCATGTTGAACGAGTAAATAATATATCACGTCAAGTAAAAGGTAGATGGGTAAAAAGTGCGATGATGCGAGGAACTGCTGACATTCATGCAATAATTAAAGGAAAACCAGTAATGATTGAGGTAAAAATTGGAAAGGATAGACAAAGTATATATCAAAAAATATATCAAAAATCTGTCGAAAATTCAAAAGGTATTTACTACATCGCCAAAGATTTTGATTCTTTTTATGAATGGTATAATTTAAATTTTAAAAAATAAAGAATGAAAACAATCAAAAAACAAGAATTAAAACCAGATGACAGGAGGAACTTAATTAAATTGCTTCACGAATTGGGCGCATTAAGTAACGAGGAATTAAATATTTGGGCGAAAACCTTTATAAACAACGAAACTTTGAAAAATGCCATCCTAAACGAATATAATTTAAGACAAATAGCATAGATATATACAATTAGTTGAAACTATAAGGAGGTGTTATTTCTATATAAAATATATACAATTAGT